CAAGCAGAAGATGACCGAGCGCAGCGAGTTGGAACTCTTCGACCTCCTAGAACACCGATCCTCCCACGAACTGCCCATCATTTGGACGGCCAACGCCGCCAAGGGCGACCTCAGAAAAATGCTCTCGTCCGACAGGGGCGAGCCGATCCTCCGGCGGTTATCGGAGTTCACAAACATCATCAATACATAAAAACGAAGTTTCGACTGATACCCCGAACAACAACAACCAAACAACATGACAACAACACACGAACTCGCAGAAAAACAAAACCGCTATGTGACCGCCGAAGGCAAATACATCGCGAAAGTAAAGCAACCCGGCAACGGATGGCTCGGCAAGACAACGCCCAAAGATGAAACAAAAAAAGGAACGGATTTCATTCGCGTCCCACTCCTCATCGATGACCCGGAGAGCGACCAGCATGGACGGGAAATCGTATGGCAGGGCTGGCTGACCGAGAAAGCCACCAAGCGCACCTGTGACACGCTCGACCAGGCATTTGGCCGCGAGTGGGACATCAAAATGCTGGACGCTGGCAAGTCGCCGTTTCTCGGCCAGAAGTGCCGGATCACGGTCGAGGCCGAGGAATACAACGGCCAACTTCGCCACAAGATCAAATGGCTCAACCCGCTGGAATCCAAACCACGGGAAACCGAGCCACTCTCCAGCGACCGGTTGGCCACGCTCAACGAACGCCTCGCCGCCGCCCGCGCCTCCGATGACGAAATCTCCTTCTAAAGACTACCACCTAGAAGGAGTCCGCGACTTAGCCTGCAATATTATTTTGCAGGCGGTCGAGGACATCTGGAACCGCCAGAAATACAAATCCAAACACCAGCGGGCGATCATGGTGGAGGCTCGGCGGTCGGCTCGGCATTTTTTTAAGAACCGAGCGTTCACGCAAGTCTGCAGCACGATGGATTTACCTGCGGACAAAATCAAAGACGCGGCATTCTACCCGGCGAAATACCCCGAGATTATCAAGATGCTGCGAGAAAGGAAAAAACGATGAGTGATACACCAGAAACGGATTTCCATTGCTGGACTGACAACTCGGAAGAGTTGTTGATTGCCGTGTGCCATGCGGATTTTTGTCGCAAACTAGAACGCGAGCGCAACCAGGCGCGATATTTACTGAAACACGCGCAGTCGGCCTTGGACGCAATTCACTTAGAAATTGGCGGATGGATCAAAACAATGTCGGTGACATCAAAATGAACTGGACCCATGAACAACTCAGACAACTCGGATACACCGAATCCAGCCCGGGAGTGTTCACTCACTCTTCAACTGCGGGGCTACCTCACGCCCAGCCTCAACCGGCTCCTCGGCCAGCACTGGACGACACTCCAAAAGGAGAAAGTCCGCGCCCGCCGCGCACTCGACTCCGCATTGAAAGAAAATCCATTCGCTTACTTGATGCAGACAACTATGCAGGCGGTTGCAAGCCACTCATCGACCAGTTGCGCTACGCGAAACTCATCGAAGACGACGACCCGGAAACCATCGAAATCCTCTTTGTCCAAACCAAAGTCAAAACCAAGAAAGAAGAAATGACCCACATCGAAATAACAACCACAGGGGGAGTATGAGGGGGAGATTCCCAATACTTGTCAAGATCAATTTTGACTGATACCATCAACCCTATGAAATTGAACCCGAAACAAGAGGCTTTTTGCCAAGGGGTCGCGAGCGGTCTCTCGCTTACTCAAGCCTACATCCGCGCCGGTTACTCCGAAAAGGGAGCCGATGGTGCCGCTTGCAAATTGCAAGGAAATGCAAGTGTGGCCTTCCGAATTGACGAACTCCGCGCCAAGTCGGAATCCAAGATGAGCTACAAACGCGAGACCTACCTCGAAACACTCCGCGAGCGGTTCATGGAAATGCCACCGGAATCGGCGACCTGCGCGAAATATGGGGAAATGCTCGCGAAAGCGATGGGTTGGAACGAACCCGAGAAGATCGAGGTCGCCGGGGCCATGGACATCAACATCCGCATCGGTGGAAACTAACATCAATCCGCTTTTAATTCCGTTTGTTGAATTTCAACAAGTCTCGTTAAAAGAAGCTAATTTGTGTCTTCAAAACTGGGGTCACAAAATGGGACCGCTTCACCGAGGGAATCAAGACGCAACTTGTCATGCGATAGTTCACGAAGGCCGAGCCGTGGCGGTCACGACCGCAAGCAACTTAATCTCGCCGGTTGTGGGTGGTGGTTGCAAATGGATGACCCGTGACAACACCATCGAGCTATCGCGCCTATGTGCTGCTCGCAGCGGCCTTTGCCGTGTTGCTCTGCGGTTGTGGAGGGAATTCGTATTCCCTGCACTCGGATACGAGCATGCCGTGAGCTACCAAGACGCCGACCTGCACAATGGTCAAACCTACAGATTTGATGGATGGAAGCGGGTCGGTCGTTCTGTATCTGGAACCGATACACGATCTGGAAGGCCCGGAAGAGACAAGTGGGTTTGGATGTGGAAACAGCCATGATCAACATCGACATCATCCCGCGCCTTCAACTTGCGAGCTACCTCCACCGGACGCAACGCTGGTCGGTGATGGTGCTGCACCGCCGTGCCGGGAAGAGTTTCGTCTGCATCCAAGACCTCATCGCCAAGGCGCTCTCGCACAAGCGCAGCGGACCGCCCCTCCGCTACGCCTATGTGGCTCCGACCCGCGAGCAGGCGAAAGACATCGCGTGGAAATACCTTGTCCAGTTCACCTCGCAAATCCCCGGCGTGGTCATCAACAAGGCCGATCTCGCGATCACCTTCCACAACGAGGCCACGATCCGGCTTTACTCGGGCGAAGCCTACGAGCGCCTGCGCGGAATTTACCTCGATGGCGTGGTCATGGACGAGGCCGCGGATCTCGATCCCGCGGCGTGGGACAATGTCATCCGGCCCACACTCACCGACTACCAAGGCTGGGCGACATGGGTGGGAACGCCGAAAGGGCGAAACATTTTCTGGAAGATGTGGAACCGGGCGTGTGCGGACAACGAGTGGTTCACACTCATGCTCAAGGCGAGCGAGAGCCACATCATTCCCGAGGAGGAACTCGCCGACATCCGGCGTGGGACCACGGAAAATGCCTACCAGCAGGAATACGAGTGCAGCTTCAACATCGGTCGCCCGGGCGCGATCTATGTTCGCAGTCTGGAAAAGGCCCGCGCCGAGAAGCGGGTCACCAACGATGTGCTGTGGTTCAAAGAACTCCCGACATACACAAGCTGGGATGTGGGCGCTCCGCTGAATCAAAAGGTCTGGATATGGCAGATGGTCGGCGACCGCATCAACTATCTGGAATCACTTTCCGGGTCCGACGAATGCAAGACCCCTGCGGATTGGGCGGCAAGGCTCAAGGAGCGTCAATACGGTTACGGTGGGCATTACATCCCGCATGACGCCGCAGCGGAGGTCGGTGGACTCTGGCAGGAGGCGCTCGGTCGCAGCGGGCTGACCGGCGTGGTTCCTGTGCCACGGCAGATCAGCGTTTGGGATGGCATCAACCTTGCCAACGATGCGTTCCCTCGCATTCATGTCAACGAGGCCGGATGCGCGGATGGCATCGAGGCGCTCGACGCCTACCATTCCAAAGAGGAACGCGATGGGGTGACGATCAAGGATGTGCCGGTGCATGATTGGAGCAGTCACTTCTGCGATGCGTTCAGTCTCTCGCACCAGGCTATCAAGCGCGGGATGGTCATCGACCGCTCCGCGATCCCACGGAAAGCCGAGCGCCACGAAGCAACCCGAGTCATGGCAGGATTCCGAGGCGGTGGATTCGGAAAGGTGCGGCGGTGAATCGCGAACTGGAACTCCAAATCCTCGATCTCTACCGGCGCTACCCGCAAGCGCGATCCTTCGCCGAGGAGGTCGAACTCACCGCATGGAATGGCGTGGTCATCAACACCGAGGACTTCTTCATGCTGGCCCGCCCGGTGGACATTCACGACCCCGAGGAACGCTGGCGCGATGCGGCTCACACATACCACAGGTTGTGTCAGAACTGCTGGCTGATCACTATATATAGTGGTATCAGTCAAAATAACCCTTGCAACTTCGCTCCGTATCGTCTCCCCTACATCGCATGGAGTCGGCGAGACCGCCCGCTCCGAGTTTACGAAACCCAAAAACTCCACACGCGATGCGACTTACTGACCACCAAGAAAACCCTATCCTCTCTCCCTGCCTAGCGTGGTTCGGAGGAGGCGGACGCAAAGGCCCGAGCAAACAAGAGCAGCAGGCCTCGCAGCAGCAGCAACAGCAAATGCAGCAGGCGGCATCACAACAAGCGGCATCGCAACAAGCCGCCCAACAACAAGCCGCCCAGCAAGCCGCCGCACAGCAGGCCGCGCAGCAGCAGCAAATGGCCATGATGGAAAAGCAACGAGCCGAAGCCGCCGCTGCCCAGCAAGCTCAAATCGAGGAAATGAAACGGCAAGCCGAAGCCAACAAGCCCGCGCCCGCCGCGCAGGTGGATGCAGGAAACCCGCAAGCCGACATGGCAGCGGAGACCGCTCGCAGAAAAGGCATGCGGAAATCCATCCTCGCTGGGGAATCCTCGCAAGCTCCCATGACGACCGGCTACTCAACCCTCGGTTGATTCAGTTTTGACTGATACCAAATGACCGGAAAAAATCCCGAACTCGCCGACAAAGTTCTCCAGCGCCATGCGGAACTAGTGCATCAGCGGGCCACATGGGAATCTCTCTGGGAGGACATCGCGAAGTATGTGATGCCCCGCAAGGCGACGATGTTCACACAGACGACCTCGCCATCCACCGAGGACGAGGCGCAACTCTTCGACGCCACTGCGGTGCGGGCGAACATGATTCTGGCCAATGGCCAACTCTCATGGATGACCCCGCTCGAAAGCCGGTGGTTTAGCTTGGAACCGCCGAAGGCGATGGAGAGCGAGGACGAGATCGAGCAATGGTTCAAACGCTGCACCGAGGTCATGCAGGCCGAACTCAGCCGGTCCAACTTCTACACCGAAATCCACGAACTCTATCTCGACCGTGGCGCATTCGGCACGGCGGCGATTCTGGTCGAAGCCGGGAAGAACAATTCCCTCAACTTCACGAAGCTCGATCTTGGGAGCTTCGCGATCTCCGAGGATGACGAGGGCTATGTCGACACTCTCAGCCGCGAGTATGAGATGACCGCACGGCAGGCCGCGCTCAAGTTCGGCGTCGAGAACTTGACCGACTCGATGAAGAAGGAACTGGAGAAGCCCAACTCCAACCGCAAGTTTTCCTGCGTTCATTTGATCGCTCCCCGTGGTCCGGGTGAGATCGAGCAAGGCAAGCGAGACGCCGAGAACAAACCCTATGCCAGCGTGTATGTGGACAAGGCGAGCAAGCATGTCTTCCTGTCCTCCGGGTTCGATGAGCAACCATTCTTCGTCACTCGCTACCTCAAGTGGAAGAACTCCGAGTGCTACGGCTACTCGCCATCGTGGACCGCGCTGCCGGAATGCAAGCAACTCAACTTTCTTGAAAAACAACTCGACTCGCTCGCTGAGATTCATGCGTTCCCTCGCATTCTGATCCCTGCCGGATTCGATGGAGACATCGACCTCCGCGCCGGGGGCGTGACCTATTTCGATCCGAACAACCCCAACGCCACACCACGGGAATGGGGAACCAATGGGCGCTACGATATCGGTGTCGAGCGGGCCGAACAGAAACGCAAGGCGATCAACGAAGCCTTCCATGTGGACTTGTTCCAGATGTTCGCTCAGTTGCAAAAACAAATGACCGCCCGCGAAGTCGCCGAGCGAGCGAGCGAGAAGTTGATCCAATTTTCACCGACCTTTGCGCGTCTCACCACGGAGCTATTCAATCCGCTCCTTCGCCGGGTCTTTGCGATCCTCGCCCGCGCTGGCAAGTTCCCTCCCCCGCCCCAGCAACTCACGATGGTCGGTTACATCCCCGAGCCGGATGTCGCCTACAACTCCCGAATCGCCCTCGCGATTAAGAGTCTCGAAAACGCCGCATTCGTTCGCACGACCGAGATGCTTCTGCCCTACGCGCAACTCAAGCCCGACATGCTCGACAATTTCGATTTCGATGAAATCTGCCGCGACATGGCGAGGAACGATGGTCTCCCCGCCCGCTGGCTCATGGAGGAGGAAATGGTGGCGCAGCAACGAGCCGCCCGCGCCCAAGCGCAGCAGCAGGCCATGCAGGCACAGCAGATGGAGCAGGCCGCGAGCGCCATCGGCAAAGCGGGAAGCGTCAAGCAGGACTCCGCTCTCGCCGGGATGCTCCCCGGCATGATGGGACAAGCGTGATGGCTCCCGAGGACAAAGCCGCCGCCATCCGGCGCGAGCGTGAGCGCCAGAAGACCACCAACGCCTACCACCGTGTTTTCAGCACCAAGGAAGGCCAAGCGGTCATCGCCGACCTCAAGGCGCAGTTCGCGACCGAAAGCCAAGTCTTCCTGCCTGGTTACGATTTCAACCCTGTGGTCGCCGCCCTTCGCGATGGTCAGCGCGGGGTCGTCCTGCACATCGAAAGCGTCCTCCGCAGGCCGGTCATGGCAGACGGCGACATCGAAGCCCCCAAACGAAAAGTTAAAAAATGAGCAAAAAAACCGAACCCAAAAAAGACATCCCGCCCGCACCCGAAATGGAGCAGATGCTCGGCGACAAGACCCCCGCCTATGTCGAGTGGATGCGCGACTACCACCCGCAGGAGTTCGCGATCCGCTACGCCGGACGCCGCACCCATCTCGGTTACCACCCGCATCAAAACTGACGCGCAGTTTTGACTGATACCATTTATGGAAGAAACCATCGACACCTCCTCCGAGCAGAGTCTGCTCGACACAGGAGCCGACAGCACCAACGCCGCAGCGCCCGCCGCTTCGGAGACGACCACCACCACCACGCAACCCTCCACTCCATCGACCGGCTGGGTGAATCCAGACGGCACTTTTGGAGAAGGATGGACGAACAACCTCCCCGAGGATTCCGCCGCCTACAAGGACACGCTCGCGAAATACAAAAGCGTTCCCGACATGGCGAAGGCGCTCGCGAACGCGAATGCTCTGATCGGAAAAAAGCTCGGCGTCCCCAACGAAAAATCCTCGCCCGAGGAGGTCGCCGCCTTCCGCCGCGCCATGGGCGTTCCCGAGTCGCTGGAGGAATACAAGTTCGCTCCCGAGGCTTTGCCCGAAGGCATGACATGGAGCGACGACATGGCGAAGCCCTATGCCGAGATCGCCCACAAGCACGGCATCCCGCCATCGGCCATGAAGGAACTCGTCACGCAACACGCGAAGACCGAAATGTTCAAATTGGAGGCGATCCAAGCCACCTACGAGAAGCAACGCACCGAGGCCGTGCAGACGCTCCAAAAGGAGTGGGGAAATGATTTCGGAAAAAACATCGGACTCGCCAAGCAGGCCGCGAAGCTCGCGGGTGTGGATGCGAACTCGCATGGATTTTCCGATCCCGAGGTCGTGCGAGGATATGTTCGCATGGCGCAAATGATGAGCGAGGACAAGGTCGGTCGCTCGATGGGCGGCACCGAGTTTATGACCGGCGCGGCCCGCGCCAAGGACATCATGTCGAACCCCGACAACACTTGGCACAAACGCTACATGGATGGCGACCGCGAAGCCGCCGCGCTCGTCACCTCCCTGCTCAAGCAGGGATGAAAAACTGCGGGGTAGTGAAGAGGCATCACACCAGTTTCATAATCTGGAATCCCGAGTTCGATTCTCGGCCCCGCTAATTTTTGACTGATACCTCGGAGTGTGCTACACACTTCTTCGTCAGAGCAGACACCTCCTCGTTGAGCCTGCTCCCTAATACCCGCCGCCGCTGACCCCAATTGGGACACTCGGAAAAGCGAAGGGAGCAGAAAAACCATCAGTTTCGACTGATACCAACTCAACCCAATTCAAGGAGAAAAAAATGCCCAATCTAAACGGAGTTCTGACGAACATCCCCGACCACTTCACCACCCAGTTCGATAGCAACTGGAAACACCTCGTTCAGCAAAAGAACAGCAAGCTGAAAGAATATGTGACCCTCGATTCCATCGAAGGTAAGGAGAAATCCTACAATCAACTCGACGCAACCTCGATGACCCAGATCACGGATCGCTCACGCGACACCCGCATCTCTGATCAAGCGATGGCCAAGCGTTGGATTCGCCCACTCAACTACGACTGCGCCAAACTCGTTGACGAGTTCGACGAGCAGTTCCTCGGCGAAGTTGTTCTTCCGACCAGCCCAATCATCCAATCGCACGGCGCAGCCTATGCCCGCACCTGCGACAAGATCATCATCGACGCTCTCGGCGGCACTGCCTTCACCGGCGCGACTGGCACAACGGCCACCGTCCTGCCAGCAGGCCAGAAGATCGCAGCCAACTATGTCGAGTCCGGCGCAGTCGCCAACTCCGGCCTCACCATCGCCAAACTCCGCGCAGCGAAGTTCCTCTTCGACAGCAACGAAGTCGATGAAGAGGAGGAGCGCATCATTGTGGTCTCAGCCAAGCAGCTTCAAGACCTGCTCCGTGACGATAAAATCACAAGCGCCGACTACAACACGGTTCGCGCCTTGGTGGACGGAAACTTGAACACCTTCATGGGTTTCAAATTCCGCCGCTCCCAGCAGTTGCCGCTGGCTACCGATATCCGCTCCTGCTTCGCGTATGTGAAGAGTGGCGTGATCCTCGCCGAGCGTGGTCTCAAGACCCACATGGATGTCCGGGCCGACCTCTCGCACTCCCTTCAAATCCGTTCCGTGGCCAGCCTCGCTGCCGTGCGTATGGAAGAGAAGAAGGTCGTCGAGATCGCCTGCGACGAAGTCCTCTAAGTTCCCGCACCCCGCTGGCAGACCGGGCTATGTCTGCCTCCCACTTTTTCAATCTGTGATCTGACCGCGCCTCAATGACAGACATCCAAATCTGCAACCTCGCCCTCGCCCGCCTCGGTGATTCCCGCATCACCGCACTTACGGACGCGACCGCTCAGGCTCAGTATTGCTCTCTGTTCTACACGCAGACGGTCGAGGAACTCCAAGCCGAGTTCGATTGGCAGTTCTGCCGCAAGCAGGTTTCCCTCACCAGCGGCACGGCCCCGCTCACCGGCTACTCCACGCAGTATGCCCTGCCCGCTGATTTCATCCGGGCGATCCGCATTGGCAACATCGACGCCAGCGAGAATTTCGGCACTTGGGAAATCGTCGGAACCAATCTCCACACGAACCTCACCTCTTCGGTCGCGCTCGACTACATCGCCAATATCACGACGACCACCTCGTTTCCGGCGATCTTCACCGAACTTCTTTCGATCAAACTCGCCGCCGTCCTCGCGATGCCTCTCACCGGGAGCAAGGACTTGTTCACCCAACTCGCCGAGGTCTACGGCGCGACATTGCAAAAGCCCGCTTTCCTCCACGCCACCGAGCGGGTCGGAAGGCAACGCGCCACCAATTCCATCTCCACGCAGGCCGACATCGTCCGGCTTGCCATCCTCAAGACCGGCACCGCCGATGGCTACAAGCCCAACGGACAAGCCGCGATGCTGGGCAATTCGTTTTTCGATCAAGCCCGCAACGAACTTCTTTCGGAGTTCGATTGGTCGTTTGCCCGCACCTCGGCCTCGATCATTGCCGATGCGGTAGACCCCGTCACCGGCTACGCCAGACGCTATGCCCTGCCAACAGGTGCGCTCACCGTGCTTCGGGTCAACGAGGTCGATGCCAGTGAGAATTTCTCAGTCTGGGAGGTGGTCGGGGGATTCATCCACACCGAAGCCGCCTCGCCGATCCTTGCGGAGTTCACAACGACCGTTACCGACATCACCAAGTTTCCCGCGATCTTCATCGACCTTCTTGTCAACAAGATCGCCATGCGCCTCGCTATGACGACCGGCGATGCGGGCCGCATGGAGATTCTGGCCAAGGAAACGGAATTTATTTTCCAAAAGCCGGGATTCGCCAGAGCCATTGAGAAGACCGCACCCGTCCGAGCCAACGCCGCCATGGGCGTCTCCGAAATCTGCCGACAAGCCATCCTCAAGGTGGGCAGCGCCGAAGCCTTCAAACCCTACGGGGAGCCGATGGCCATCGCGCAGTCCCTCTTCGATCAGACCCGCAACGAACTCCTCGCCGACTTCGATTGGCAATTCGCTCGCGTTCAATCCTCCCTCACCGCCGATGGGACGCCTCCCGCCTTCGGCTACACGACCCGCTACGCCTTGCCCAGCGCCACCCTCAAGGTTCTTCGCGTCAATGGGGTGGACGAAGACGAGAACTTCGGAAACTGGGAAATCGTCGGTGGGTTCTTGCACACGAATTTCACTTCGCCTGTCAAGGTCGAGACGACCGCCATCGTGTCCGACACCACCAAATTCCCGCCGGTCTTCGTGAATATGCTCACGGTCACCCTCGCGATGAAACTTTCCCAACTCATGGATTTCCAAGCCGCCCCTGCCTCCAGCTAAATGAAGACCGAGGAACTTTTCAAAGAACTCCAGTTCCTCGCCGGGAAGCCCGCATTGAAAAATGCGGTCGAGACCCGCGCCTCCTCGCGCCCCTCCTCCGCCCTCACCGAGGACGAACTCTGCCGCCAAGCGATCTTGCGGGTCGGCACCGCCGAGCAGTTCGGCCCCTCCTCGCAGGCGATGCTCCTTGCCAAGTCGCTCTACCCGCAGGTTCGCGATGCGCTACTCCTCGCCGGATCGTGGACATGGGCCATGAAGTCCACCACGGTCATCGAGGCGCTCCCGCGCCCAGAATACAAGTGGGCCTACCGCTACGCGATCCCCGCCGACTGCCTGCGCGTCTTCCGGGTCAATGACTACGACTACTCGACCGGCGACTCGGCATGGGAAGTCGCTGGCAATTTCGTCCTCACCAATGCCGACTCCGGATCTCCCGCATGGGTCACAGGTCGCACCTACGAGGTCGGCAATGCCGTTTCCAACAACGGCGCGGTTTACCGCTGCCTGGTTGCCGGTTCGACCAAGCAACCCGGCGTCACTTCCGGGTGGACGACCGATTGGGATATCTGGCTCGGGTCCGCCATCACGCTGGAATATGTCCGCAAGGTAACGGATGTCACGGCCTTCGATTCCCTTTATATCGATCTTCTCACGGCCAACCTCGCCTCCAAGCTCGCGGTCCCGCTGACCGGCGATGCGAACAAGGCCGCGCTGCTCGCGAAGGAAACCGAAATCCTCGGGAAAAACCCCGCCATGCGCCGGGACTCCACCGAACGCAAGGGCCGCATCAAGCCCGCGTGGATGTCGAGCAAACTCGTCTCCTCCCGCAATGGAGGCGATGGCGTCGAGGCATCCAAGGTGACCGGCGGCGGACCCGCTGGAGGCGTGAGTTATCCCTCGCTCCTTGTCACCGTGGGATCGGTCACGAACCTCCCCACGGGAGCGACTCCCACCGTCACCAACACCGGCACAAACGACACGGCGGTTCTGAATTTCGGTCTCCCCCAAGGCCCAGCCGGAACGGTTCAAGTCGGCACGACGACCACCGGGGCCGCAGGGACGAACGCCAGCGTTGCCGCCACCGGCACCCCGGAGAACCGCGTTCTCAATTTCACCATCCCTCGCGGAGACCAAGGCATCCAAGGCATTCAAGGATTGCAAGGAAACACCGGCCCCGTTGGTCCCGCGAATTCCCTTTCCATCGGCACGGTCACCTCTGGCCACACTGCAGCCGCCTCGATCACCGGCACGGCTCCGAACCAGACCCTCAACCTCACCCTCCAGCAATCCGCGCTCCTCTCTTCGGCCAAGACCACGCTAACCGGCAACGGAACGCTCAAAACATTTACCGTCTCGGGCCTCAAATCGAGCGACCCAAACCATGTCATCGTCTCGATCAACGGTGTCGTTCAAGAACCCACCACCGACTACCTCGTCAACCAAGGCGCTGGCACAATCACTTTCACCACCGCGATCCCGAACAATGCGAAAATCGTTGTCGTCGCCCTCGGCCTCTACTCCCCCACCACCCAGCGCGACCCGGACAACTTCATCCACTCCTTCGCGCTCAACACCGCAGGCACCTTCAGCTACTACGGTCTGCTTCTCAATTCCGACATCCCCGCCACCGGCTCCGCTGCCGCCGTGGCCAAATGGATCATCACCCGCTCCGCGCTCTCCGCCGCCGGAGCCGTTACTGCCACCGCCCAAGCGACCAATGTCGCGTGGGCCAACCGGGAGACCGCCACCTACGCATGACGACCATCACCGAAAGCGTCAT